TATCTTTCTATCAATTAAATTTGTTGTTAACCAGTTCATAGTTTTAAAAATGCCTTATATAGAATTTTTTGGTGCTATAAAACTTACCCATGTATCCTGTCACATTTTCTAATTCACAGTTAGTGAAATCACTTATGATTCTTGCTTGAAGATCAAATTTCAACGATGATTCCAATTTCAAAGTTCTGTACAAGGAAAGATCTGTCATATTATATAGACTTAGACTAGGATCATACTCTTTTGAAGATAAATGCATTGTCCAATTTTCAAAATCTCCAGCTTTTAGTCCTTGATATGATGAATGTATTTTTCTATTATAGATTAGTCTTGCAATAGCATCTTCTCTACTTCTTGTGATCAACTTGACATGAATTTGCTCTGGTGGCAATTTGTTCATTATTACATGTGCCTGTTTTAGAATCATTTTTGCCTGAGACGGATGCGAATAGAAGAATTCTGTATTTTGCATCAATTGATCTTTGCTTAGACTATTGTTTGAATTTATCCAATCAACAAAGTTGCCGTCTATGAAATTAAAATAGTAACCAAAATCATCAGACGTTAGAATGACTTTGTCTCGACCCCATATGTGAGCAACTCGTTTATTTTCTTTTATTTTTCTCAAACTCGTATCATATAGATTTAGATCATGTAGACGAACTAAAGATTTACCAATCATTCCCAATGTGCCGGGCAATCTAAGATTGTCGATCATGTTTTTTTCTGTCATGCTTGACCAATAATCTGAATGTATCTTGAACGAATTCTGCGCTACGGTCAATTTCGTTTTAGGACTATATGTGTTGATGAAGTGTTGCGCTAATGGTATTGCTGATAGTTTTGGCTCATATGCATCTAGATGCAAGAATGGAAAGTTCTTCAATTCTAAATCCTCAAGAAAGGACTTGTCATACGGATCGGTAATCAATATCTCATCTAAGAATATGTTATTGAACATGAATGTTTCTAGAATATTGTGACTATCATGTCCACCACTATAATGCAAAACAAGATGATCGTACTCGTTTCGCAATTGCTCGCATCTCTTGAGATAGAAATAATCTAGCGATTCTTCAGGCTCAACTGATAGGTCAAGCTTGTCAAACTCTTTCTCGAAATTTGGAAGTCTCCATAATATATCGTCATCGTCGTTTTTTGCAGCAATCTTTGCAAAAAGTTTGGTAGTATAGATTTTACCGTTTACATCATAAAAATTATGATATGGATTGGTGTTCAAAATCATTCAAGTTGCCTATAATGTAAGACTTTTCAAACCAAATCAAACCATCTGGAGCATTCATGTTTGTGATATATGGTCTACAGTTTTTTGCAACGTATATTAGACCTTTTTTCCAAAGTGAATGTTCTATCGTATTTCTATGACCATCTATGAACCAACGATCATACTCAGAATGCCAATCATACATCCCCTTATCAGCTTGGAACCAGTCTTTATTCCAGGTAGTGTATATTATTGGTCTAATGATTCTTTCAGAAAGACTTCTCCCGTTTGACAATAAACTTGGATTCAGATCAAAGTACTTTAGAAAATTTTTGTTTTTTAACAACCATTTTTTTACTGCATGTGCTTGTTTACAAATCAAATCGACTGCATCAGGACTCCAATAAAAATATTCGACCGTAGTATTCGTGTAGTCTTTTGCATATTCGCCTATTGGAACTATATTGGCAAGTCTATCTGTAAAAAGCAGAAAAAAGTTTCCTGTAACTGAATCAATCTTGACTCTTGGTTTGTCTACTCCAAGAACAATAGCAATTTTCTTGCTTAAATCAAGCTGTTTCTTGAATTCAGCAAATTGAAGGTAATTATACCTAGACGCATCTATTGGATTTAATTCTTCTTTTACTCTATGAACCCAACTTTCATCGTGTTTAGAAGAAAATGAATCAAATATTGACTTGCTTACATCGAATATTCTAATTTTTGTGTTGGGTGATCTTTTTGTTATTTCGTTTAATCTTGGTAATGCTTGTAATTGATATTCCGATGAATATGAATATTTTGGCGATCTTTCATTGATATCAACGATTGCATAATCTTTCATTGCTTCATTCATGTGTGTAGTCACGATTTCATCAATGAACAAGTTTTGGCGAAGAAATGCCTCTATCATGTTATGACTATCCGCACCGCCACTATAACTAACTATGATGTAGTCATATTTTTCTCTAAGTTCTCTTGCCCTTTTGTTGTATAATTCGTCTAGACTACTTTGAGGTTCTTTTGTCCAATCATATGAATCAAAGACATCGTCATTGAAATGCCATTTCAACAATGTTTTTGGATGAATGTCTTTTAGCTTTGAGTATATCTGTGAAGCAAAGATGCAAGCATCAATCTTCGATTCAAATTTACTAAGACCAATAGAATAATAACCAAGTTTTGGATTCATTTAGAATCATGTATTACTTGTATTTGCTGAAAGAGAATTAATCATATTTTCGATTTGTTGTTCTGTTAGCTGCTCTGTTGGTGCTGGATTGTTGGTGTAAACTGGTCTAATTGCAACAAATTCAGTATTTAATATACTGCTAACAGCAGTTAATGAAGTATCAATTTGAGGATCTAGAACATCGTGTTTCAACTTAAACCAGTCAAATGGAGCCGCGTTTTGAGCAATGTTCTTGATATCTTCTTCTGTTGGTGTCGGTGTTGTTTTCCAAATATTGATATTATAGTCAGTCTGACATCTTTGTGGTGATCCGTCATCTCTTCTTGCAATAGTTCCATCAGGATTAAATGATGTGGCAAGACTATCTTCATTGAAAATATCCGTGTAATATCTAACGACGACTGAATGTTGACTTGCATCAACATCAATTATTTTATACTTGACTTCCATTTAGATCCTCAACTTTTAATCATACACTATATATTTATGCGTTATCATGAGGATCTTGAGAAAAATGATGTATACAGCATTGTACAATAATCCAGAAGAGAGAATGTTTACCACGTATACTTGGGTATATTGGGATAATGCTTTTAATGAAGAAGAATTGACAAAAATTGAAAATTATTGTCTATCATATCAAACCGAAAAAGCCGCTGTTGTTGGTGAAGACGACATCGAACAAACAGAAAAAATAAGAAAATCAAAAATCAAGTTTTATAGTAGAAATACTGAAAATTATTGGATTTTTGAAAAAATCAATACAATCGCAAGCATGATAAACGAAATATATTACAATTACAACTTAAACGGATACAGTGAATTCCAATATACCGAATATCATGCAAGTGAACTGGGCGAATACACTTGGCATATGGACATGTTGCATGGACAAAATAAATTCAATACGACAAGAAAATTATCTATGGTTATGTGTTTATCTGATCCCGAAAAAGACTTTGTTGGTGGCGAATTTCAAATAAACAATGGCAATCAAAATGAACCGGAAACTGTAATGATGCAAAGGGGAAGAATGATTTTCTTTCCGTCGTACATGATTCATAGAGTCAAACCTGTAACGAGTGGAATAAGAAAAAGTATAGTGATTTGGATTACAGGACCAAAATTTGTTTAAGCCGAAGTACTGCCGACAAGAGTTCCTATATTGATGATTCTCATTAAAGAATTACCACTTATAGCAAATCCAGTATTTCCAACACCACCTGTAGCTCCAGCAGGTCCGCCAGACTGTGCTCCATATGTTGTAGTGAAAATATATCCACCGCCACCATTTGAACCACCACTACCAGCTGCGCCTAAATCACCACCAGTACCACCAACACCTGCAGCATAAGTTGTTCCGCCAGCACCACTTCCTCCGCTTCCGCCTAAGGTTGCGGTTCCGTCAGAACCTATTGAACCACTACCGCCCCCAGCAATACCACCAGTTCCACCTGCGCCAACAATAGAACCGGCTCCACCGCCGCCACCACCACCGCCGAAATATGTTGTAGATGCAGGTGAACCTTTGCTTGGGGGAACATAAGTGTAACCTAATGCGCCGCCGCCTCCACCTCCGCCGCCGCCAGTTCCACCGGGACCACCAGTACCACCAACAATATTTCCTAGATTATTTAAAACTATTTTGAATATTGAAGAATTTATATTATCAGCAGATAATGCGATACCACCATTAGCTCCTGTTCCGCCAGTTCCGCCAGATGAACCTGAAGCTCCTCCGGTAGGATATCCTGAACCAGCGCCACCAGCACCACCTATACCGCTAGTTCCAGTATTTCCAATATTTCCCGTTATATTTGCAGTATTATTGATGACAATGTAAGTTGAGTTAGCCCAACCAGTTCCTGTTCTAAGTGCTGGTGTATTTGCAGAATTACTCGCTATGTTAGCTGTTACAAAGCAAAAAATGTTTATTGGATACGAAGGAGAATTTGCAATAGCTCTTAGATTTACATTGTTTGCTATAGAGTTTATTCTAATTACTTTGTATGGACGAGTGACTACTGCTACTTGCATGATATTAGCCTACGTCTGGTATCATTGCACCATACAATCGCGAGCCATCAGAAGCAAATGAAAACATGTCTCTAGCTCCAACGTTTGGAGTCAACTGTGGTTGTAGATTTCCTGTAAATCTATATCCCAAATTGAATTGAAGTGTGTTATTGCCAGTGCCGCCTTGAACAACATGTAGAATATATGTACCAACTTTCAGATTGGTCACATTAGAAATTGCTCTATTAGCAGTCAATGTTACTGTTGCAATTTGACCTAAAGAACCATCCCATGTAATCGTTGCGGCATCAGTCAATGTCTGTGAAAGGATATTTGCTTTTGCAATATCTACAAGACCACCTGTCATACGAATATTGCTTGATACGTTGACGTTTGGAACAACTAGTGTTCCTGTCATCGTATCTCCAGTACGAAGAACAGTATTGCTTGCATTATTATTTGCTACATTGGCTTTATCAAATGCTGCTGACGCAATGACATTTGCCGAATTAGCTTTATCAAACCCAGCTGACGCAATTACATTTGCTGCATTAGCTTTTCCAAATGCTGAAACAGCAACAACATTTGCTGAATTTGCTTTATCATATGCTGCTGATAGTGTCGGAACTACATTCAAAGTTCCAAAAAATAATGAATTTGCCGTAACAACATTTGCAGTTACACTGCGATAAGTCGTAAGACCATCGCCAAGCAAGTCATTTGTGACGACAATCAACTGATTAGTCGTCACTCTCCATTCATCAAACGTGTTCGTGAGTGCTACGTTACTAATAGACATATTACTTGCGCTCCGACACTAATGTTAGAATCTTTTGCATCATGTCCTTGATTTCCGCCACTTCTTCTTTCAAAGTATTTATTTCATTAACTTTGGCTAGCATGTTCTTTCTAGCTTTGTAATCGTCCAATTGTCCCTTATTCGTATTCAAAATTGCCTTTGAATTTATGTCACGAACATATTGTGTATCAGTAATCTTTACTTTTGACATATCATGCCGCCGGCAATGCAATTACGCGCATGTCACGAACTTTTGGAATTAGAGTAGTATCTGAAGTACTCATCACAACCTTGATAGCAAAATACTTGAATGAATCATATGAAGTTGATCCGCTTGTATAATATACTGCATCTGTGTTTAGTGATGGACGATATTCATACTCAATATAGTCGTTGTAATTTGTAGATGTTGCAACTGATGGTGTATACTGTTGCATTAATGAATATGACTTAGTATCAAAATCATCAGGATCATCTGCGTTCAATATCTTGTAATAAACTTGAATTCCAGTTGAAGGTGGTTTATATGCCGTTAAGAATACACGAAGATCGCCTGAATCGAAACCGTCATTCAACTGTACGCGGCGAGTAATATAACGTGCCAAATAATTACCGCCAGAACTTCTTGTCTCACCAAGAACAATTGCAGAAGCGTTTCTTGTTGCACCACCTTCAGAAACCGTGATCGTTGGTGTACTGGTATATCCAGAGCCACCAGCAGTTACTACGATATTCTTTACTACTCCACCAACGACGTTTGCAGTCGCTGTCGCTCCAGTTCCGCCACCGCCAGAGATAGTGACTGTTGGGCTTGTATGTCCTGCACCACCATCTGTTACTACAATTGTAGTATTTGATAGATTTGCATTATTAATTATGTTTTCAATCGTGAATAGACCCAATCTTTGAATATCAACAATAGGCGATACATCAGGATTTGATGTTTGCATAGTTGTCTTCAATACGAAATGATTTGAATTGTCAATTTTTCTACGACCCAAACCATCAGTGAATTCATAATCCTTTTTTGTAACAAAAGAGGTATATGATGAATCTACTACTCCTGTAGATTTCAAAGTTGCCTTGTATGCATAGTCTAGAGATGATGATGCAAACTGTATCTGATCAGATCTAAGATACATTGCATCCATTTCTACGTTTGAAGAAGGTGAACGAACATTAAAAACAGCAGAACCAGATGTATTTGATGTAAATACACATTTGCGTAGAACAAACATCAATTCTTCATCGACAAATGGAACCCAAAGAGATGAGTTTTGAGGCTTATACAATACGCCAGTATCTGGTTGTTTTGAAACTACTCTATCACTACCAATAATTGTTTGTCCTATTTTTGCAGAAAACGCAACATATTCTGGACTATCTGAATATATGACAAGAGCATATTCGTTACCAGGTTCAAGATATACTGGTGCTGGAAATGTAAACGTTGTAGCAGTAGTCGAGTCTGTCGTGTCTGGTAATTCTGATGTGTTGACTTTGATCGCATCGACTGATGCTCTCGCCAGAGGAATCGTGAAATCCGTTACAGGAAATCCATTTTTCGTTGTACGCAATTGCACTTCGATAGGCAATATTCCAGAAGAGTCTTTATTTACGAAAAATAGATCGACACTTGCTATGAAGACGCCTTCCGCATAAATACTTCTATTTACGAAAAATGTTTGTGCTAAAATTGCCGACATTTATTATTTTTTCCTTATGATTTATAAACCAAAAGCATTGTCACCTCCGCCACCTGGACCTGGAACTGCACCACCTTGACCCGCACCATAATCATTTTCGGTATAGAAATTTACTGGTGCTGGTGTTCTTGTAGCAGTAACTCCTACAGAAACCCCGATCAATCCTTGTGCAAAGAATCTACCATCTCCAATCGTAGTCGCTGAATTAGAAATTCCGTTTGCGACATCAGTAATACGGAAGATACGCTCACCTGTCTTAAACTTCAATGTACTATTGCTTGGAACAACAAATGTTCCGGCAATCTGACCGAATTCATTTGTCTTTGATGTTCCAATAGAGTATCTTGTATTTGATCCCGGTGTTGTCGTGAATCCTGCAGTGTTTGATGCACTTCTAGTCGATCCGATGTATGAATCAATCTTATATGATTGACCAACACCTAATCCATCGACAAAGTAAATCGTATTGCCGACATACCAGCTGTCTGTACTTGACGCATCAAATGCAAGATTGATGGTTGTCGAATTTGCACTTCTTGCAGTTCCGGAGTAATGTCTATATTCGACAACTGTAGCTGTATTGGCGGATCTTGCACCAGTCCATGTTTGACCAACAATTACGTTTCCAACAATATCAGTGATATATGCAACATTTGATGATGTAAGAGTTCTTGAAAGAAGAACATTCGCACTATTGCTTCCTGAAGTAATTCTTTCGCCGTCTGCAATGTCGAGGAAATTGCTTCCGTTGAATTGCAGTTCATTTGCTCTTTGAACATAATTTGTTACGGCTTGACTATCAAAGAAATAGTATACAGTTTTCTTAGGCTTTAGTGATGTTGCGACAAAATCGATGTCTTGCTGTCTCATCGTTGGTAAAATACCAAGATTTACAACACGATCATTTACTGTCTGTGTAATCTGATCAAATGAAGAACGTGTCAAGAATCCTTGTTGATATCCACCAACCGTTGTAGTTCTATTTACTCCATTTTCCCAAATTTGAAGACCATTCTGCCCACGTTCGTTAATTTGATTTGTTACAATTTCAGCGCCTGTAGAGCGAGTTTCCCAGTGTCCAAACTCAGCATCAAAAGCAGATGTTGTTCCACTTAATGCCGACTGCAAGCTAACATATCCATCGTTTTCACCAGAGTAATTGATATTTACATCCGGTAGATCATACTTGTTGAAATAGAAGTCTGATTCTGGAATCAAGTAAACTGAACCGACAAATCTTGCAAACAAATATGGTTGTACTTCAACTGTTTGTGATGCAGCATTTTGTGAAATCATTACCTCAGTCGTATAAGGTAGTGTAACAAGACCAGACTTATATGTTACGCCTGAACTTGTTGTAAAATCATAATCCATGAAATGAGAATTGGTGTTTATCGACGGACGCAATTCTTCAGTTCTTGTATCGATTGAGCACTTATAGTCTGGATTTCTTACATCACCAACTGAATGTCCCTTGAATGAGTCTACAAGTATTCCATTCTTTGTACGATCAAGACCATTTACGTCCTTGATCGACATTACTTCTGTATCTTTTTCAAGAAGATTTAGAGCGGTATAGTATTCAAGATTCTCAATTCTCTTTTCCAGAGAGCCAATATCGCGCATCGTATAGCGTTTGTTTTCGATATACTTGACAACGACATTTGCAGGATATGCTGTATATGGTGGTACTGTCAAGTTGTAAAGTACCATTGAACCTTCTGGTTCTTTTGGCAATACTGGTGCAAGAGAAGAGATGCCTTGAATGACTTTGAAAATGCGATCCTTTGTCAAGACAACTTTGTCTTTTCTTGCAAGATAATACTGATAGTCTGATGAGAATTCTTGATTTGGTAGACCGACTCTAAAGTTTTGTAGAGTATATCCTGGTGATGTATTTGAATTATCTTGTCTTCTTGGTCTAAAATCAATACTATCTCTTAGATCAAATGTTTCACCTGTAGTTGCACTTGTATATTGAGGAATATTTGAATAATATGGATAAGAGTCAACCGAGAAATAACCCAAACCATCACTTCCACCAGTCTCGTGTTTAAAGTAACTAAAGCAAACAACAACGTTTCCTGTTGGTGGTGAATTTCCCGGCAAGAATACGATTCCACCATGATCGTAATGATCGTCTCTTTGCCCATTATCAAGCGAATATCTTGATGTGATATCTGTATATGAAGAAAGTGCTGTTCCTGTAGTAAATGCAGCAGTTCCTATATCATAGATTTTATCAATCTGATAAACGTCTGATGTATACAAGCTATCCTTTAGACCCGGAGTCTTATTTGGAGCAGAAAGGTGGACTTGTCCAGCTGTCGAATATACTGAAACATTTGCAAATGATCCGTTAGCGGATCCTGCTTGAGTCAAAATATGAGTTGAATTTGAAGTTACTAGAGTCTTTAACTTCTCATTGATTTTTGATCCTGAGGTGATTGTGACTTTAGCAAGAATATCAGCAGTAAATGTATTTGCTTGATATGCTGTAAATGTTGCAGTTGGTGTTCCACCATTGTTTACTACAATTGATGCTCCTGTACCAGTCATAGGTAGGATTGCACCATTTGCTCCAATTGTCGAACCTTTATTGTCGCGAATTATGACAATGAAATTTTGTAGTGATTGAGTAGATGACTGTGTTCCATTTGCAAGGAATACTTCTCCAGTTCCAGCACTAATTGCTCCTGTTGTACCTGATGTAAAGGTTGCACCAGTCTGCAATACCTTGAAATAACTATATGACTGGTCTATAATTCCTTGCTTGATATAATTTTGTGGTAGTTCAAATAGTAGTTTATTATACTTGTTGTCCGTGATTAATGTTGTATATCCAGAAATACTTGATGTTGAGACATCCATCGAACCACCAATCGAAACTGGTGTTCCAGTAGCGATATTAGCCATACTTCTAATATCTTTTGCAGCAAAATCAATTGACCAAGTATCACTATTTGCAGCAATCGAAGATGATACAACATTTGCATCAAGAGATGCAGTTCTTGTAGTAGCATCATAGTTTACAATTGTTCTTGTCAACCCACTTAGTGAGCCACTTGTAATTCGAATTACTGAGCCAATATATGCATTGGATGTGGCTGATACTGTTTGAGCAGATGTTGTATTGCTTACGTTTGCTAGAATGATTTTATCATTCGTTGTGTTAGCAAATATTGTTCCTGTAATATTTGAGAAAATCAAATCATTCAAGTAGACTTTATAGGTATATGAACTAGAATTTAGAGTATTTCCTGCACTATTGTAATCTACACTTATGATTCTTGATGTACCAACTTTTGTTGATGAGTAAGATATGGGATTTGTTGTATTAATTTGACCACGAACAACTGAATGAAGATCGACAAGTTGAGGACCAATTCCTGAATCATCAATCTTGAAGAATCCGGTTGATGTTGCGCCTCCTGTGGAATTTGCATTAGTTGCAATTACATAGTTACCATAGCTCAATGATAGTGGGTAATTGTTTACGTTTGATGCCTGTCTTGATCTTTCCACGCTAAGATTGAAAGGAGCAATGGTTTCAAATTCAAAACCTTGAACATATGCTTTACCTGGATTTAGCGTGACAGTAAATAGTTCACTATTTGGTGTCGTATTTGCATGATTTTGCAAGAAAATATTGAATGGTCTAACTGTATATGAACCGGATTCATCATTGGTTCTTCTAGCTAATGTCTTTTCAAGATCTGAGTATACTGGATATTTGACAACGTTTGTTATTACGCCATTCTCTACGCGAAGTAGTTCTATGAACTGACTATCATCCGTACTTGTAAGAGATCTTTTTGCTAGAGTTAATTCAAGTTTATATCTTGATGCGCCTGGTGCCTGATAGTTTGAAGCTTCAAGTGCAGGATCAAGAAGTGTTGTATCTGATGTTGGTAGAATTATTGATTTTGTCAGTTCAAGACCAACACGATATGACGGAGTTGTAGAATACTTTTCAAGAATGATTGTTTGTGCAGCAACTCTTGCAAAATAACCATCTACAAACATCACACCATCAGAAATACTTGCAACTGAACCAAGACCTTCTACGCCAGAAATTACTGCAAAATCTGATGTGTTTGACGCCTTGATTGTATCATTGGCAAAAGTGTCACCAGAAATATAGTTTACCATGAGAACTGGCGTAGAACCAGTTTCATATGTCAATACAAATGCTGTTGCCTGAGTAGTTGCTGTATTTGTTGTATTGTTGACATACTTGCGATCAAAATTTGCAACTGTGATATCTGAACCGCTGTATTGAGATGATAGATTTAAAGCAGCTGCCTTTGATGTTGAAATTTGAGCGCCAGTTACGATACTTCCATTCTTGAAAATATGATCACCTAGGCGCTGAACTTGCTTTTGTGCGATTGTTTGAAGCTGAGTTAGTTCACGGGCTTGTACAGCATACCCAGGACGAAACAGGATATTATAGAAATCCTTTGTCTCATCGTAGTCATTGTAGTATGGAGAATCTGCTGCTTCTGTAGGTACAATCTTATCTACCATCTTTTATCCTTAGTACTTTATGACTATTTTGAAATTTTCAGTTTGATCTATTGCTCTTGTGACAGGAGTAATATTGTCAATATATAGCACTTGTCCAGAACGATTCTTTAAATTTGGATTTGTTGTGCTTGTGATATATCGATATGCGCCTGAAGTTTGTCCATTTAATGTTGTAGTTGTTGGTGTGCCAGTATATTCCGTTAACTTCATGATGCTATTTGCACTATCCCACAACAATACTCTACCGCTAAATGTTGAACTTGCGAGTGTCGCACCCTGGTAAACATATTCATCTGTTGTATATTCGGGTCCGCTTCCAGCTAATGCTAAAGTCAATGATTGTGTAAACACACTATTACTGAATACATTTGATGTGCCGTATGCAGTAGGATCCTTGATTATACTAACTTGTCTATAATCATTGTTTGCAACTAGAATACCATCTTCAGTGCCCTTAACAAGAACATCGATTAGAATATTAGATCCGCCAAGTTCATATACAGGATTACTTCCGTGGCCACCATAAGGACTTATAATTGCGCGAGCATTTGCTCCAGATCCGGCACCGCCCGATATAACAACATTTGCAAAAGTATATCCGGTTCCTTTAGATGTAACAACTATATTTGCAACAGTATTTGATGTTGTATTTACATAAGCTGTTGCATTTGCACCAGTTCCATCACCAGTTATTGATATGGAAACGTTACTTGAATTTGTATATCCTGAACCTGCATTTGATACAAGAATGACATCAATAGCTCCGTCTACTGCAGCAGATTGAATACCCCATTGTGCAGAGCCATCATCAAGAGATAGACTCTTGACAGGCATCCATGCGTCTGAAAGAAATCTTTGTCTTTCTTTCGTATTGAGAGTATACATATACTTCCAAATATATCCATCAGATTCAGTACTTGTGGTATTGAATGACGTATATGTTGGCATTGATGTTGAATTTGAGCTATTGTTGTTGTATAAGCACTTATACACATTATAATCGCTTGTTAGCACATAAAACTGCGTGTTTGCATCATATAGATTGTTTGCGGTATCGTCATATTGTGTATAGACGGTATTTGCTGTCCAGTTTACTCTTTTTATAGCTAATGTTATGTCATTACCTGTAATTTTTTTGCCTGCAATAACATCTCTCCAAACTTCATTTTTATCGGCAATCGTATCGCTAGCGGTGTTTGGAGACAAATCGTTTGGCCATGGAGTATTCTTACCATAGCACACATATAGCATTGTTGATGCGGGTTCAGATACTGATTCCAGCAACTGTTCGGCAGAATTGATACGAAGATTTGTGGTTGTAATAGCTGTCATCTATAAACTCTATTGTAACTCATATTTATGCGTCGCTAGGAGAAGTTGTACAATTTGTTATGTTATTTGCAAATATCAAATCTCCACCCAAACCACTATTAACGTTAGCGTATGTAGAATTGCTTCTTAGATATACTATTGGTATAATTCCAGTTCCAACATTACCTTGTGGACCCAAGTATGATGGTCTAAGAGTTCCATTTGCTCCACTAAAGTAAGTTCTAATTGTAGAGTTTACTAAATTAGCATATGTATTTGAGAACCAAAATTCAGACAAGCAGCCAATGAAAGGACTATTTCCAGCTGGAGTGCTACCAACATAGACATTTGCACCCAAATAGTTGACATTTGATTCAGTGGTGTGTCGTGATATCAAATTAGTTGAATTTATGCCGTTTAAGTATATTACACAATTAGCGTTTGAAGTTCCTGACAATTGCCATCCTGCAAGAACATGATACCAATTATTTGCAAATATTTTGTCTTCAACATTAGATGACATGTCGATAATTGTAGTATTTGCTCTATTTCGACCAACTATTCTTATCACGCTATTGCTTGAATTGCTAGAAGTGCCTTTTGAAGTCAAGTATACTAGAAGTCCTATATTTCCTGACATGCTATTAGTATTT